TTTTACCTGATAGTCTTCATAATAACCAAAATTACTATCTCTAGCAGCTACAAGTATTTTATTAAGTATTGTTTTTACTTTTTCATCATAATTTGTTATAGTGGCCATGACATGACAGTGAGATTATATTATATTTATCTGTCATCAACCGATCTATTTTCTGATTTATAAACATCAAACTCTCCGCCTGGATATCTTTTCTTTAATTTCTCTACATTCTTTGCAACAACATCTTCAAGTGAAACATCAAGTGCAGCACAAGCTTGCATCACGTACCACATAACGTCACCCAACTCAATAATAAGATGTTCTCGATTGTCGTCGTTCCAAGGCTTACCTTGGAAAACCATCTTCTTAACGATCTCCATAAATTCACCACCTTCAGCACTAATGCCAACAGCAGCAGTAAGAAGCCTGTGAATATTGGCACCTTTTCCGTCAAGGGAACTAACACTTTCAATAAAGCATTGATAATCCTTACTGGAATCGGATGTGACACCATCCACGAATAGAGCGTACTTATCAAAGTCAATTTTTTTAGTCATTAAAATTTAAATTCTGCGAACGATTTTTTAAAAGGTTTCTTCTCTTCATCATTATACTCTTCCTCTTTTTTGTTGTCAAGTATATCATCTTGTGCTTTCTGTTCACAATCATACAATCTCATCTTTGCACGATCAACTCCTACAACAAACCTTTTGTAGATAGTTGGATCATTATATCTGTTCTTCAATTGTTTAACCATAATCTGATTCATCTCCTCAAGTTCCTCCGTCGATATAAGAGCAAACATAAGATCGGCAGTAGCAGGAAGACCGAAACTCTCGCTTGTATCAGTAAGATCGACATCACTACTACCAAAGCCAGAGCGAGTCGTCTGAGTAGCGGAGACGATAGGTACATTAGCCTCAACTGCAAGACCACGGAGTTCTTCTGCAATCGCTTTAACATAGGTATACGAGTTTACTATAGATCCTTTATACCTCTGAGAGGCACATATATTCAGATAGTCAATGAATATGATATCTGGTTTAATACTTTTCTTTAGAGCGAGGTCACTGATCAAAGATTTAAAGTGTCCTACATGTGCTGACGCAGTAGGATATTCTTTGATGATTAACTTGCCCTGTGTTTTCTTTGCAAGGTTCTTAACCTTACTTTCAAACATTACCTTAGGTAAGTCTGCAAGTTTTTGTATAGGAATATTTAGTAAATTAGCATCGATTCTTTCTGCAATTTTTTCTTCTGCCATCTCCAAAGTGATGTACAGAACGTTCCTACCTTGTAGTAACACACTACTGGCAACATGACACATAAACAAAGACTTACCCACCCCAGTACCTGCAAGAGCAATGTTAAGAGTTTTATTAGGAAGACCGCCTTTTGTAATCTTGTTAAAGAAGTCCAAATCAAAAGGAATTTTGTCTTCTTTTCTATGGTAGAAATCATATCTCTCATCCGAATTGCCAATATAATCATGCCCTACATTCTGATCAAAACTTACTCCAAGTGCTTGACTGAGGATTTCTGGAATAGCACCTTTATCTTTCTTGCTATCCTGCCCATCAGCAATCTTAACGGATTCCATAAGCGATAGATAAATCGCTCTCTCCTGACACCATTTCTCTGTAGTGTCAACCAACCAATTATAGTCGCTTTTCTCATTGGATAACTCACCTAGAACCTCCTTAATATTTTTAAATTGATCTTCAGTTAAATCATTACGTTCTTGACATTCTATACTCAATGCATTGAGAGAAGGTAAAGCATCGTATTGACTAATGTATTCATTTATTTCTAAGAATATAATTGTATGCTCACGTACAGTAAAGTATTCTTTCATCAAGAAAGGTAACACCTTACGTGCATACTTCTCATGATAGCATAGATTACTAAGAATAGTGAGTTCTAAATTCATGTGTAATGTAAATAAGTTCCAACAATGTATTTGTTATTAGATACAGGTGGTTTACCTGCGTGTCTATATTGCCATGTAGGTGGGAATAAAAGTATTGTACCACACTTGGCAGAAATGTCAAAGTTTAGTTTAGGAAATGAAGTTTCTCCTCCTTCCTCTACGTCATTAAGATATAAAAAACCGACTAGGAATCTACGAGCAGAAGCATAGTCTTGCACATCAACATGATCTTTGAACTGATCATAATTATTATTTTCATACATCTTCAAACGAAACTCTTCGTATGAATATTTCGCAGGGAAGTCAGCACCTAAGTCCAGTTCTTCCATATATTGATCCATGCACTCATCAAATATATCAATCAACAAATTTTGTTCAGCGACCCACTTGGGATCCTTCGCATGATATCTCTGTGAAATATTTAGTTCTCTGAAACTTGGTCGCTGCTCTCTATCAGTGTATACGCTGTCGGATTCATCAAAGTTCTTGATGATTGTTTGACATACAGATTCACTAAGAACATTAGGATATGTTCTAACATAGTCAGTAAGTTTAATTGCCATAACGAAACTCTTTCTCAGCAGCTTCGTTAAGTTTATCCATCAATTCTTCTGTGAAGTATTTGTCAGGATCCTTGAGAATAGCAGAAGGGTACACGCTAGACTCCCCAATAATAAAACGGTTTCCTTTACGTTCAAGAACTCCATGTTTCTCACCCAGTTCCAGTAAACCGTAGTATCTGTCAAGTCCACGATCATAAAATAATCTTGTCTCAACACTTGAATTCTCCTTTGTTAGTCTGGACTTTGCGGTTTTGCATTTGATAATATTTCCAATAATTTCCTTACCATCTTTTTCCTTCTTCTTTGATAGATATACAATTGTGCTTGCAGCGTATTTGAGTCCACTTCCACCTCCCATTTCTTTTGTAGGAATATATGCACCTACCACATCATATGTGTGATTGGTGACTATCAAAGGAACGTTTGCCTTACCTAATTTGAGGGTTAGCACACGAAAGATTGATTTGACAACTTGGGCACGAGTCATATCTCGTGTCTCTTTACCTGCCTCAGAGTCTTCTACTTCTTTAGTTGTAGACAACATACCCAAAGAATCTAAAACAAACATTAAGGGTTTGCGTTCTTCAGCAGATTGCTCAATATATTTATCTAATATTTTGATTGCTTGTAATCTAAATTCTTGAACTGTAGTAACAGGAACAAGTAGCATACGATTAGAATCTATACCTCTGTCCTCTATCATCTGTTTTGATATAGCAGACTCAGACTCAAAGTATATGACACCTGCATCAGGATTAGACTCTAAGAAATGCTGAACAATACCAAGACAAAAGAATGTCTTACCAGTAGATGTTTCACCTGCTATAGCAGTTATTTTATTATTAGGAATACCTCCATAGATTGATCCTGATAATAATGCATTAAAAATGTGTGAACCTGTATCAATAAATCCTGCAGTATCACCTGCAGATACACCGTCAGAGACTAATGATGCGTAATCATTACCTATCTCTTTAGCTATGTCCTTCAGAAAATTCATAAAACCATGTTATAAAATTAGAACGTTTCATGGCACGTTCAAACCATCTTGCTTCAGACAAATCGTTGAATGTCTGTTGCTCCTTTTTAGGTGTGCCGAATGCATTTTGATATTCGACTCTGTACTTTTTCATCCAAATAAAAATTCAAGTGATGGGATCTTTTCAGGCTTCCACCCAATAGTATCCATAATGACTTTTATCGGTTCCAAGAAACTCTTACTAAATTGTAGTTCATGGTCGATGTATTTGTCAAGTCCAAATTCCTTTGGGAAAGTATTTGGGAACGAAATGACATTCTCTGATATCTTGTTAGGTGTCTTAAGATAAACAAACTTAAGTTTTTCACCATCTTGAATCAGAGGATATTTGTGAGTCAATCGTTGTTTTGTATTATGGTAATTGTATAGTAATGCACCACGCACGTGAATGGGTGTACCTTTACTATAGATACTGGATTTGTTCGCCCACTTATTTATCCCATTGCATCCTCTAGGGAATGCTATGTCTTCGATAGGTAACTGATAGAACTCCTCTCTGAAATCTGCGATAAACTTTTGTGCATCTTCTTCATCACTGTTCATGATTACCTTAAGACACTCTCTAATCTTATCACGACAAGCACCTGGTGTAGATGATTTGACTGCTTCAATACCCATGACTTTTAGTTTAGGTTCAGCAAATCTAACACCCTCAATGTCCCAAGCATTTAAGATGTATCTCTTCTTCGCAGTCCATATACCTTTGTTGGCAATAGTCTCACGTTTCATGAACATCTTTTGATCGTATGCGTTTACGTACTCTGCCAACGCTTCATAAGAACTCTCAATATAAGGCTCAAGTTCCATCGAACAGACCTTATCAATGAACCCAACAATGACTTCATCAGTTTCTTCTCTCCCCTTGTATACACCCTCGACCAGAGGACCCAAATTGAGGTAGATACTATCAGTATCACTAGCAATGACATAATCAACATCCTCCGTTTTTAGTATTTTGTTCATCTTCTGGTTCATCTTGTTCTCAATCCAACGGATTGATACCTGACCAGACAATGTGATTGCTTCAGCATTCAATAGATTATAGTACCTAAAATACTGATTGCCAACAGCACCATAGGCAGAGTTCAATTGAATCTTTCTTGCCATCTGGATATTGTTGAACTTACTTATATCTTTTTCTAACTGTTTAGAGGGCGACTTCTCATAGTCTTTCTTTGCCTGTATCATTCTCTTCTTATAGACGACACGTTCAGTGTATATCTTCTCCATCATCTCAGGTAGGAAACCTTTTTTATCCTTACGATACTGTGCACCATTAGCACACACAGCGAAGTCACCTGATAGATCTACCTCTTGATTCAATAACTTCTCAACGTTTGCACTAGGATGTCTAGTCTCCCAGAGTGTCTCAGGAGATATATTGTACTGCATAATAAGATGAGGATATAGACTATTAAGGTCAAATGATACAACCCAATCATATTTGCCAGGCACAGGTTCTTTTACATACGCACCTGCATATTTTTCATCCTTCCTAGCACCCTTACGAGGTGGAGGAACAATATTCTTATCTGCAAGATAATTGTATATCATTGTGTCCCACATTCTTACCTGTGAGTATACATCCTCAAAGTTTACCTTCGCATCATAAGACATAGTGATTGCTAGTTCTAGCAACTTCATCTTGTCTTCAAGACGGTCAATTAGTTCAACGTCTTGGATGTTGTATTCAATAAATTTTTGCCAATCTGATGTGTAGAAGTCTTTAAAATTCTCGTACTCACTATGGTCGAGCTTTCTTTGTCCCAACTCGACAAAAGCGATGTGATCAAGTCTGTAGGATTCTTGATTACTATAAGTGAACTTGCGATAAAGAT